CTACTACAATAGCATGTTCTGGTATGAATTTTGCTAGATATTTCTTTGCTTTATTCCATCGTCCTTCAGTATCTCTCTGACAGAATAATTCTTCTAATAGTGCAAATAGTTGATACGGCATCCAATATGCATCAATTATTCCACTTTCTTTAATACTTACATATGGAACTACATCTCCCTGCTTATTTCTAATTACAGGTAATGTGTGTTCTAATATTTCCGTTTGGAAATGTGATTTATTAGACATGTTATTTTTTGTGATAATCCACTCCCCAAATGCAGGTTGCGGTTGAACTCATTTCACTTCCAAATAGAAGGTTGTGAAACTTGTAGGTATTATAGCACAAAAAAAAGGGATGTCAAGCGACATCCCTTTAGAAGATATATAAGCGTCTCGCTTACATAAGGTTCTTAACAGCAACACGCCTGTAGTAGCGGTTTGTGTTAACACGGAGTCTTCCAAGTCCTTGGTCAAGTCCTTCGGCAAATGGGTTCGCAACGATTCCGTAACGAGTCTTAAAGCCGATCTTAGGCTGGAATGAATTCTCTCCAACTGCACGAACCATCTGTAGTGGAACATATGGGCAGTAGAACAGACCAGCATCATAAGGAGATGAACCCTTATAACCAACAACATAGTACTGGTTACCACCTGTTGGGGCACCATTAGTTGCTGTAAGGTTAGCAGAATATGGGTCAATGTATACTCTGTACTTACCTTGTAATGTACCAGCAAATGTATTGCCTGTATCATCAACATTAAGGTTAGCATTAAGAGCAGGTGTGTAATCAAGTACACCAGCCATTGTTAGTGCAGAAGCAACATCAGCGGAGCAAAGGATGATGTTACCCTTTCCACGACGAGTTCTTTGTGCGATTGCGTTAGCGTCTCTTTCCATCTGGAAGAGTAGACCCTTGAACTTCTCAACAGACCATCTTCCGTTTGAGTCGATGTCAAGGTCGAATGTACCAGCGTTAGCAACATTCTGTGTAGCACCCTGTTCAGCAACCTTATAGATTGTTCTAATAACTTCCCTGTTGATTTCAGCAAGGATTTCAGTAGAAAGGATGTTAGCAAGTTCTGCTTCTGCATTAAGACCATGAATTGCTTTCAAGTCCTGAGCAAGCTCTAGTGAGTACTCAGCCTTGAGGGCTCTTGACTTAGCAGTAACAGTGACCTTCTCGATTGAGAATGCCATCTGGTTGAACGCTCTGGTTCCTGTACCTTCAAGCTTTTCAGCGTTGTCAGTACGCATACCTTCACCTACATTATATGCAGTAGATGATGCGGTTGCAACAGGGTTAAGAACAGCAGGGTTACTACCAGCCTGTACAGTTGTACCTAAACCAGCAGCTACATCTTCAGCTCCTTCAAGACGGTTAAATCCTTTATCCTGTCCTGAGAATGCTGAATTTGCTTCGTCGTAGAATGATTCAGTGCCACTCTGATTAGTGTAGCGTGAACGCATTGCGAAGATAAGTCCAGTAGGACCAGACATTGGCTGAACACCAGCAAGGTCGTATGCGACCAAGTTTGGCATTGCTCTTCTAATCAATGAGATTAGAACTGGGTCGAAACCTGCAGTTGGACCACCAGCATCGGCAGTACCACTGAAACCTGGCTTACCAGTAGTGGAATTAGTCCAGTTTGTAGGTTGCTCAGTAAGCATTGAGGTACCACCTTCAAATGCTTGCTGCTCTTTTAAAAATTTTTCTTGGTTCTCTAGCAGGACTGCGGTTACGCTTCTACGATGAGAATCCTTAATAGGATCAATACCATCGTAATCTAGAAGTGGTGCCCACTTTTCCTGCAACTGTTCTGAATGGAACATTTGCTTGTTAAAATAAAGGGTTATGTTTGATTAATAATATTAAATTCAATTATTTTGCTAAACCACGGAGAGTGTTTAGATATCCAGCCATTGAGTTTGAAATGTCTGCAGGTGCAGCATTATCTACTCCTTCTGATAGGTTCTCGGACTTAGCCCTTGGTGACTTTCCATTTGAAGGGAAATATGATTCCTTCAAAGTCTCCAACTTCTCACGATATTCTGATTCACTTTCAAACTCTACACTTTCGGAAAGTGAGGCGAGCTTCTCTTTCTGAGTGTCAGCAAGACCCTCGGAAACGGTATCGAAGATTCCATCAGCAGTAGACTCAGCAAGTCTCTTGGTTAGGGAAACATTCTTCTCAATTTGCTCATTGAGTTTGGACTCCATATCATCTAATTTTTCTACCATACTCTCAAGTACATCATATTTTTCTTCAGGGATTGATACATAATGTTCTTCAAAAAGACTCTTAAGACCAGTCATAAAGGACTCTGTGAGTTCTTCCTTAAGACCGTTCTCTACTGCAAGTTGATTCTCAGTGAACCACTCGTCAGCAACATATTCAAGGTAGCTATCAACACGCTCATTAAGTGCGGTCTTGATAGTCTCAACTTCTTCGAGAAGTTTTGCATCGTATTCAGTTTGTAATACTTCTTTAATTTGTACTACTTTACCTTTTACTGCTGCTTCAAGGATTGTTTTTGCTTTTTCCTTGAACTCCCCAGAAAGCTCTTCACCTTCTACAAGAGCAGCAACATCTTCATCGATGCTAATCTCTGTGTATGCAGGTGCTTCTGCTACTGTTTCTTCTTCAGTAGTTTCTTCTTCAGCAACTACTTCTTCTGTTGCTGCTGGCTCTTCTGCCACAACTTCATTAGTAGTAGTTTCCTCTTCTTCAATTACAGGAGAATCGGTTTCTTCCTCTTCTTTTACCCCTTTCATTGGATCTGCTGGCTTAGCACCTTTATTAACTACATCCCTTACTTGCTTCAGGGTTCCACCAGGAGTCTTCAGCTTTGCTGAATCATCTTCTGGTTTGTAGTTATCTGGAGTAGGACCACCGAGATCTTCTACTGCTGTAGATAGACCTTCGCCTGGATTCTTGAGCTTTTCCATTGGTGCTGCTGGTGCTGCGTTAGCATTTACAGCAGTTTTGGATTGCTTCGTGCCTACTTCCATTTCTTGTAAATCTGTGCCACTAGACATTTGGGTAATCTCCGATTCTTCTGTAATTTAAAAATCTATATTTATTTATAATAAAGAAGTTTACAATGAGTTAATAAACTCATTGAAGAGACTAAGTTTATGCTCTTCAAGTGCTTTTTGAGCTGCTAAAGCATTAATTTTATTCTTAGTATCTGTTGCGAGTTGTTCACGGAAACTGTTTCCTTCCCAAACCCACTCTTTTCCTTCCATAATTCCCTCAACAAATGCATCGGGAGCAGAAGGATCAGCAACAATATCTGCTGCTGTTGCTAACATGAAGTCTTCACCTACTACATTAAATCCTTCTTTGGTTGGTTTTAAAGAACCAATACCACGAGAGGATACGCCAAGTTTAACACCTTCACCAATAAGAGACTTAGCAATCTGACCCATTGGTGTATCTAGGATCTTTGCCTTTCCAATAAAATTAGAACCACTTTCTTTTAGTGAAACAATCTTATGAGAAACTCTATCAAGGTTAACAGTTGGACCATCAGGATGACCTAATTCTCCAAGTGCTCTACCAGATGAAACATTTGACTCATTATAACGATTAACCTCTTTACGAAGAGTATCCATTGGGTACATTCTACCATTACGGTTTTTAATATTACCCTGTAAGAAAATACCTTCAATATAAAGGTTTTGCTTACCAGATTTTAATTTTTCTGTAATGAATTTTACTGATTCAATTTCTTCTCTAATGAGTTTCATTGTATCCTCTATCGTTAAAAGATCATTTATTTTAGTTATTTATAGTTCAATCCTGTTCTGCCACTGGTTCTTCAGTAGTTTCAGGAGAATCAAAAGTATTTTTTGCTACTTCAGGTCTGGAAGCATCAACTTTTTCCGCAGTTTTTGAAAAAAGAATATCTTTAATCTTATCACTGACACTCGAAGGAGATTCATCAGCAATAATCATATCCATTAAATCATTAGTAATTTCAGGCATTGTAAATTAATAGCAAAATGTTAACTATAGTATTTATGTATTGTAAAAAGATGACTCTAATATCATTGCATATAAAATATTTTTTATATGTTTTATATGTGAAGTAGGTTCCTGATGAGAAGGTGGTCTATCACCAGAAAGGGGTCTATTTTCTTCATAAAATTCTACTGAATTATATAATAATTTAATATCATCTTCCTTTAAATTTACAGTAAAAGTATTTTGTTTACTTCTATCTGGTTGAATAGGCACTAAATCTCCCCGCCTTTAGGTTGAACTTTAGGATCTATTGCTACTCCTTCCATATCAGGATCCATAATTGGAACACCACCATCCATACTTGATGCTGTTGCAGGAACTGCATCTAATGGTAAACCTGTTGCAGGATCAATAGTTGCAGGATCAGGAATTACACCATCCTTAATCTCCTTCTTCATAATCTTATCCTGTTCAAGAATTTCCTCATCAGTTTGTCTGAGAATCTTTCTTCTTACATAATCCTGAGAGAAGTACCTTCCTACATATGGTTCTGCTGTAGCAGCACTATTTAATCTCTCATTTAATAATTCTGATTCTTTTAATTCTGAGAAATGATTATCATATAAGAAATCATACTGAATATGCTCTGACATTACTTCCCAATCTTCGGGAGTAATTACATTCTTCAGGAGTAATTGAGTCTTCAACATGTCATTAAACATATTGGAGAATCTCTTTCTTAAACGACCAACAAACTTGGTATT